CAATAATGTAATTAAACATTTTCCACGTGATAGAGAATGGAAACAAATAATAACAAAACATAGACGCGCAATAGAAAAGTATCAAAGAGGTGGAGATTTAGACCAAAAAGCTGAAGACGATATTATCGGATGGGCAATGGATAACGGTGAAATTAAAACTGATGACTCAGATGAAACTGACGAATTCATGATGAAATACGTTGAAGAATCTACTAACCTAAGTGAACTTAACGCAAGATACGATCTGTCTGATATGAAGCAATCAAAAGATCCTAAAGTTAAAAGAGAACTTTCTAAACTAAACAAAGTGAAATATGGATCTATGCAATACATTAGGCAATATAAAGAAGTTGAAGCTGCATTAGACGCAAGCCTTCCTGCGAATAAGCGCAAGAAGTAAATTAGTTGAATTTAATATTATGAAATCTATATCTGAGTACAGAAGAAACCCACTCCCTCTCGAGGAAGAAGCAGAAGTTGTTCCTTATAACGAACTGCATGTGGTTGTCTTAGGTACAGGAGATGGTGACGGAACCTTTGCTGATATTGTTGAAGAAGTTTCTGTTAAGAGAGATATTAAATTTGATTTCGTTGATATATCAAAAGCATGGATTGCCGATTCCGATATTGATATTGGAACTGTAAAGATTCGTAATATTGACGGCAAGAATAAAGATATTGAAATAGAAACTCATAACTCAATTGTATTTGTAAGAGCAGGTGCAATCGGAACGCTTACCTCTCAAGCATTCGTATCTTCCCTACAGGATATTGGTTTCTTACTTGTTAATGATTTAGAATCTATGTTAGTTTGCGATAACAAAATGTCCAACGCATTATTGTTAGGTCGTAATAATATACCGATTCCAAGAACATCATCTATACCCAACGAACATTCAATTGAAGACGCTCATAAACGAGTTGGTGGAAAGTTCCCTGTTATTGTTAAAACACTAAAAGGTACTCAAGGTGTTGGTGTAATGAAGATTGATAGTATGTCATCTTTAACAGGTGTATGTCAATCGTTATGGAAATACGATGCTGATTTATTAATACAAGAATTCTTTGAAATGAAATCAGATATTCGTACACTACTTGTTGGTGGTAAAATTATTGCAGCAGCAGAAAGAATACAAGCACCAGATAACAAAGACTTTAGAAACAATGTTCACCAAGGTGCAACAACAGAACCATACGATTTATCAAAGAAAGAGATCGCAGTAATTAAAGCAGCCGCAAGAGCAACAGGAGCTGTATATTGTGGAGTAGATCATTTTGTTGATAAGAAAGGTAATCCTTATATTATTGAAGTAAATGGTTCTCCAGGTATTCGTTCTCACTTTGAAGGTTACGATCCTTGGACAGAAGAGAAACAAGGTAAAGTATCTGATAAGAAAGTTGTAGAGACAATTATACAATTCTTTTCTAAGGATGTCAATAGAAGACCAATCTTTAGACAAGAAGCAGGTTATATTGAAACGATTATATTTAAAGGTATGGAAAAGAATCCTGTACGTGCAAAGTTTGATTCTGGTAACAGTGCAAAGGCAAGTATGCTCCATGTTGATAAAATGGAAACAAAAGGTAAAAAGGTATTTTGGGAAAAGAACGGTTATAAGTTTGAGAGTGAAGTAATATATGTCTCAAAACCAACTCGTGGTCAAAAACCATTTGATACAAGACCTGTAGTTGAACATGAGATCTTTTTCAATAACAAGAAACATATTGCTGAAATCGCGTTGTCATTAAAAGATACTGCATCAGAAATGTTAGTGAATAGAAAGTTAATGACTAAGTTCAAAATTGCAGTCAATCCAAACAGACGATTTATATTATCAAATAAAACAGATAGAAACGACAAATCGGATCACTAATGAAAAAATTTACAGAGTGGAAACATGAAGGCTTTGGATTATATGAAGGAGTTACTGTTCCTTTAGAAAGTCCTATGATTGAATTGGAAGAAGAACCAGAATTAAATACACCTAAACGTTCGAGTGGAGATAAGAAGTATGTTGTCTATGTTAGAAACCCTGACACAGGTAATATCAAAAAGATTGAGTTCGGTGATGAGAAAGGTGGGCTTACTGCTAAAATCAATGATAGAGACGCAGCTAAGAATTTCGCAAGCAGACACAATTGCGATACTAAAACAGATAAAATGTCTGCAGGATACTGGGCCTGTCGATTACCTAAGTATGCAAAGGAACTTGGTCTCAAGGGAGGTGGTAGTTATTTCTGGTAAGCCATATACGGATATTGGTGATATTCGTACATTTGATATTAATGAAGATCAGGCAGAGTTTGTTTGGCACAGAGATAAAGAAGACCGCATGGTTGAAGTTATATCAGGAAATGGTTGGCAATTTCAACCAGAAAATTGTTTACCATTGTTATTAGAACCAGGAATAAGATTTAAGATCGAAGAAGGTGAATACCATCGTTTGATTAAAGGCATTGATAATTTACAGATTCGGATAACGAAACTGTTATAAATAAACATAGAACATATAATAATAGGAATAAGGAATGGCTGACGGAAGTTTTAAATTAGTTGATATGGACGATAAGAGCTATAAAAACGCTTTAAAGCTTGCCAAGAGTGCAAAGCTTAATCCGTTTACTAAAAAGACATCAACAGGAATGGAATTGAGTGTCTTTGGTAGTAATAGAGATATAATGAAATTTTTAAAGTCATTACCAGAACAATACACAGGGGAAAATAAAATGCCTAGTTGGAAAGAAATTATCGAGAGCAAAATCGAAGAAAAGATTATGGCTCGTTTACAAAACGAAGAAGATTCTGAATATCAAGAATTCTTCAAAAAAGCATTAAAAAAGTTTGGAGTCGAAAGTCCAGCAGAACTTGAAAGCGATGAGAAGAAAAAAGAATTCTTTGATTACGTAGACAAGAACTGGAAAGGAGACAACGAAAAGGCCGAGGATACTGAAGCTTCAGATACTCTTGAGCCAAAGAAAAAGAAATTAGCTGCCAGTAATTGCGGTAGTTAATTCTATTATATAATAGGAGTAAATTATGTTTTTGATTGATTGGATTAAAGGCTTATTTTGTAAAGATGAAACTCCTGCTAAAGTAGACCCAGTAAAGGAGCCAAAGAAGGCTGCTGTTGCTAAAGGTCCTAAGGTTACTAAAGCTGCGTTAGGTAAACTAACAAAAGCTGACCTTGAGACAGAAGGTCGTAAAGCAGGTATTGAACTTGACAAAAGAAAAAAGAAAGCCGAATTAGTTGATGAACTTTATAAAGTTTTAAAATAATAAATTAGGAGAATAACAATGGCACTATGGGGAAAAACAGACGCTGCAGCTAGCGTACCAAAGTGGCTCGAAACTGCCGCAGGCAATACTAATAAGTCAAACGACGAAGACAATGCAGTCTTTGTTGACTTAACAGAAGCAGGCGTCGCAGCTAACAGAGCTAAAGGTCTTAAAGGACCAGGTTGGTGGTTATATCATACAGCCAATGGCCGTCACTTCGCGGAATGCTTAGTTCCGATGAAAGTATCAGCAGCTAATGCTGGTGACTTAGGTGTAGACGGTACAGGTGATGATACAGTTGTAGCTGACGCTTAACTTTAAATAGTTAGCCTTTTATTGTTATGAATTTGACAGAATCAACCTTTCTGCTTTACGCGATGAAACACTATGACAATCCTCAGTGTACTGAGTTGTCAGAGTTCGAAGAAGATATAAAGAGATTTCAATATCTCCGTAAACTTCTGAGTCGTTATAGACAAGATGACGAATTAAAAGAAAGGTTAATTCTGAACCATCTCATTGTAATATTCAATGTGTTTGGACAGGCGGCAACAAATATGTTATTTATGCGGTTGCATGAATATCACGAATATTTAAAACCATTCGTAGAGTATTTGAATTTTATGCCAGAAGTATTAGTATATGATGAAATTGGAATAAGCTCAGAGTCAATAACTGGTGATGAGTTTATAATACAAAGGTTGAGGGAAATTTAAATGGTAGTAGATTTATTCTTAGTATACTCATTTATCAAAAGGTTGGTGACACCCTTTAATAAGTGGGCTGCATATAAAGAAGGGATTATTGATGATAAGGGTAATATCCTAATCAAACGTAAGGACTTCTCGAAGAATGCGCAGAAAGCGGCGTTTGGTAACTTTGACCAAATGATTCTTAATCTGAAGAAACTACTTGCTAAACTTCCTGGCGGTCAAACTAAGTTAGCATCATATGCATCAGCTTTATGGTTGATACGTGAACAACAAAGAGTTGAAGCCACAAACTATTTAACAGAAGAATCAGTTGAAGAAGATATAGAAAAATCTTTGGAACGATTCGTTGAAGAAAATGGTTCTTTAATTGCTGAAGCAGCAAAACGAGAAATCGAAGAAGAACCTACGAATAATGTCGGCGGTGGAAATATTGCCGGCTTAGGAGTAGGTCCTGATGGAGAACCAGGAGTTTCTAAAAAGAATCAAAAGAAACACAAGAAGCGTATTCGAGATATTATGGGTACGGTTAATGTTAAAGAAGATGCTGTTGCTCAAGCTCAATTAAAAGCAAGACAAGCATCTGAACTTGACTTGATGAAAGATCGTCAAGACAAAGAAAAAGAAAGAATTAAACTAAAGCACGCTTCGGAGGCTGAAAGACAAAAAGCTCAAGACGAAGTCGAAAAAGAGCGTGAGAAACGTAAACAAGAACGCGATAAAGAGCGTGCTGCAGCAAAACAACAAATGGGATCAGCTGCTGGTTAATTAAAGGAAAAGATATGAAATCATTTAATGCATGGGAACAAGAACAATTAGACGAAGGTAAAGTTACCGTTGCCAAACTAAAAGTTGGAACAACTGTAACACCTATGTGGAAAGGCCGTAGTGCAAAGAACTATGGTATTTCAGGATTGCCTGTTTATGACGGAAAAGTAAAGGTTCTCGGAATGGGAATTGTTCCTTTTGGTAAAAAGGCAGAAAAGAGACATGTAATCGGAAGAGATTACAAAGACGTTCAAGCCAAGTACAAAGAAATTTGGAATACGGAAGAAATCCGTTATGGTCGTTTTTGGAATGCTCAACATCGCATGAAAACTTTCTTTCAAACAATCTCATCAGAAGATAAGAAAATCAAACCAGGATTTGTATGTTGGATTTGGGAAGTAGTAGATGGACCTGATAAAGGTAAAATCCATTATTGCTTTATTGATTCTGATGACAGATGGGCAATTTCATTTATGAACAAGTCCGCTGAATTTGAAATGATTAGTTAATAATTATGCCTAGTTATGATAAGGTACTTGAATTAGCAGAAGTACTTAAATTTGATTCTGATAATGTCATTAAGAAAGTAACACTTAATGTTAAAACTTATGATGTATCAGTAGGAAGTTCAATATATTCGGTACAGCCTATGGTTGCTAATTTAACAGCTGAAGATCGTGCAAATACAGAAGTAACGAAAGTAACCACAGCAGACACCGCAGTTAATATTGGTTTGTGGGGATATGAATATGCAGGCGGCGATGATTATTATAATAACGTTATCAATTCTGCCAATAGTGCGATAGACAAAGTGGCAAGCCTTTTAGAATTTCAAGGTACATCCACTGTTGACATAACAACGTTAACATAGAGAGGAACAAAATGTTTTTTAGAGATACAAAATTAGACAGAGAAGCTGTCTTTGAACAATTAAAAATAGACGAGGGTGTGGTGTATGA